GGTTTGTGGAAATCGTGAAAAGAAAAATTAGTTGTTGTGGTTAGTGCTTCATGAATTTCGAAGTAAACACTTTGAAATTCACTTCATATTTTACTCTTTCGGTCATCATCTTAAGCAAAGACATGTAGTGAGTCTCAATTTCCATTGCATTGCAATTATAATAAGAACTCATCGCTGCTATCGCATATGGCTTACTATACCACTGTTCTGGTTGTATTGGCCATTGTTCTTGTTTGATCAAATCTGTGACTTCTGGCAGCGCTCCCAGCATCATGCAATATGACATGGTTCGACATGCTAGCAACTCATCACTTGCTTCACTTACTCCGTTAGTAACTTCGTACCTGTATCTGAGTCTTACCCAATCACATGAAAACTCACATGCTCCGTTCTCTGTTTTATAGCACAGTAGTTGACAAAATTTGCCCACCATCGTACTAAAACTTGGTTTTGATTGCATGTTGAAATCTGTTGCCGTGTCTTTTGCCAGAGCTTCATCATCTACTGGTTGGTTCACTATTATTAAACTGTCATCCCCTAGAAAGAACATCAACTCGATGCTGTCCCAATTTTCGACCACCCATCGGGCATGTATTTGCATGTTGGTCATCACATTGCCCAAAGCTGTAGTAGCCTGACCCGTTGTGCGCATCATTGCTCTTTCACCTTTTGTGAAATTTCCTTTGAATCTCCATACACCATGCACTGTCCTCCACAGGTCTAATAAGTTTAATTCTGTTCCTAACATGGCATACAATTCAAACTCCACGTTGAGGATGTTGTCATCTGTTTGTGCATCTTGCTTTTCTAGGTCGTTTTCCCAAAATCCAAATGCATTTTTGACCAACTTGGCCCTATTGCTCATGTCACCAGGTCTCATGCCATCTGCATAAATGGTCTTGTGATTAAGACACATTTTCATTCTGTCCTTTATTTCTGTAAACACAGGACTAAATATTGCTGCCACGCAATAGTTTTGCCAAACTATAATTCGTCCCTCAGTCTCATACCAGCTGTTTACTGGTTTTTGCTTTAATAATGACTCCAATTTGACATGCACATTAACATCTGATGGTGGTCTCAGCCCTATCTCCTCCACAATGAATTTTTCCAAATTCTTTTGCATGTCCTTTGGAGCCGGATGTTTCCTTATCCACTCTAATGTTGCCTCAGCATTGAACCCTACTGTCTGTTGTTGAAACACTCTCGTCATGTCCTTAAACTGTGGTTTGAAATAAGCTTTTTCTACCATCTCTATTGTCGATAATATGTCCGGCTTTCTCCTTCTTAAAGGTTTTATATTGAACAAACGCTTGGCAATTGCCTTGTGTTCACAAAAAACTGCTTTACTCAACACTGCCCTTGATCGTTCTGGGTACCTTGTTAGCGTTACCTTTGCCACATCCATCACTCGCTGTGGTTGTTCTGTTGATTTCATGTAACCATCATTGTATGGCGCATACTGATATACCCAATCAAAAAGATCTGTGTTTGTCCATAAATCCATTATATTAGACCCTACTATCTGTTCCACCGGATTAAAAGCTTGTGTTGTTACAGATGGAAACATCACCACTTGCTCTTGTAACGGCATAGTCATAAACGCCTCGGCCTCCACTTGGCTCCCTGTGCTAGAGACAATTTTATAACTATTTGTTGACACATTGTTTTCTGACCAACTGAATAATGCTGCTGGCTCATAATGCAATTTTGTCGGTTTCGAACTCGGTTCACTGCTAGTTGCTTTGACCCCTAGCAACACTGTTTTTGTTGCACCATACATTAAATTCGTGTGATTAACGTTTTGCTGGTTCACTAATAGTTTCCATATGCCCCCATCTTTGTCAGTTGTTGCTTTAGCCAATGCCTCGCTGAAAGCTAATGTTTTTATTCCACCACCTCTCATTATGGTTCTGATGATCACTCCCGACTTGTGATGTAGTGCTGAGCGTCCTTTTGATGTTAAACAATAGCTGAAAGCCTGTGGCAATTCTAGATTTATGGTTGTACTCCATTCATCTAACTTTATTGGGTCCATAGACAATTCAAAGTCATGCACTTCATTTGCATAAGTGGCTGGCCACACGTTCACTAACAACTCATCAATTGTGCCTGCTGGTTCTTTGAACAAATTAGTCATGTCTTCTTTGGTATAGTCATTGTACTTTCCCAATTCTAATTCTAACTTTGGTTTTAATTTATTGCCACTTTCTTCTGTGAACTCTTGAACATATGCCTCAAGACTGTTGCTTATGTTGGGTTGCATAGTTACTACACTGCCTCCTTCCCTCAAAGTGTCTGTATTTGTTAACCTTAACAACATGACATTGTAACTGGCTGTTGCTTGTGACACAAATTCTGTTACATAACATAGTACACCTTTCATTATAGCCCTTCTATTTATTGGTCTATTGTGTGTTGCTATCATTTCTGACCATGGGACTTCACTTAATCTATT